CCATGCTATACTCTTAGTATGAGCTCATTGATGATTGATATTGAAACTATTGGAGTAGCACCCGGCGCTACTATTTTAACCATTGCGGCACAATCATTTGACCCGTTTGGAACAGGGTATTATAATCAACAATATTATGCTCGTATAACATTAGAGTCGCAAGAAAATCGAACAATAGACCAATCTACTATAGATTGGTGGGCAACCCAGCCCAAAGCCCAAGCAGAAGCCTTTATGGAAGAAGGACGCATTGATTTAGAGCAAGCACTTGATAGTCTGGGTAAACTTATATGGCATAGTAATTTGATATGGTGTCAAGGCCCAACATTTGATTGTACAATTCTTGAACACGCCTACAAGAGTTATAATAAACCAATTCCATGGCAATATTACAAAGTCCGTGACAGCAGAACTGTGTTTAGCTTATATCCAGGCTTACCTAAACCAGCTACCAGCCACCACGCACTTGAAGATTGCCGCAGGCAAATAGACATGTTACAACTTACCCTTAGACACTTAAATGTAAAGGCCTTGTCATGATTGTTGGCATCTCAGGGTTCCAAGGAAGTGGCAAAGATACCATTGCAGACTATCTACAAAACATCTACGGATTTAAACGGGACAGTTTTGCCGCCACGCTCAAGGATGCAGTTGCTGCCATCTTTGGATGGGACCGTGAGCTACTCGAAGGTCGTACCACAGAGTCGCGAGCCTGGCGAGAGACCGTGGATCCGTGGTGGGCTAACCGGCTCAACATGCCTAATCTCACGCCTCGCTTAGTGCTACAAAAATGGGGAACCGAAGTGGCCCGTAAATCATGGCACGACGATACGTGGATCGCCAGCTTAGAATATAAGCTAACAAAGGCCCACAACGATATTGTTATTACAGATGTGCGTTTTCCTAACGAGATTAAGGCAGTAAAAGACGCCGGCGGCATTGTTATCCGGGTAACTCGCGGCCCAGAACCTAGCTGGTATAGCGTAGCATTGGCCGCAAACAGTTACCCTCAACCCAATGCATCTACAGAAGTTCTCAACGAGCTCGGCATACACCCTTCAGAATGGGCCTGGGTTGGTACTAAATTTGACGCTGTAATTGATAATAATTCGATTGGACTGGATAATCTCTACCGCCAGGTTAAAAATCTGGTTGAAGATCTCCAACAACCCAAGGTAGATCAGTCTTAGCAATTTCCACCACACAGTTTTGACAAACAGTTTTTAAATTTTGTAAATTACTATTGTTAAGATTTCCGTCAACATGATATACCGATAGTTGCGCTGCAAACTTGGCCCTGAACCCACATCGATCACATGTGGGTTTTTTCTTATACCCGGATCCTTTCCATTTAGGGTCCGGAGTTTTAATCTTACGACCCTTCCTGATACAGTAATCACACCGACTACGATAATATATTTTATCATCACGATAACAATTTATTGCACATAGTCGCTGTTTACATGCCAGGCACTGGGGTCTCATACTAATATTTACCATATTTCCAGAGTAAAACCTTAGGTAAGGGAAGTAATACACCATTATTTTTGTCATAACCGATAAATATCTTTAATTAATAAAAAGGAATTTGTTATGGCCTTAATCTCCCCAGGTGTACAAGTCAGTGTAATTGACCAAAGCAATTACACACCCGCCGCTGCCAGCTCAGTACCATTTATCTTGTTGGCAACAGCACAAAACAAGATCTCAGGTGCCGGCACCGGAATTGCTCCAGGAACACTGGCAGTCAATGCTAACAAACTGTATCTAATGACAAGTCAGAGAGATTTGTTATCTACGTTTGGTGTACCATTCTTTTACAATACCACAGCCGGTACTCCGATCAACGGATACGAGCTTAATGAATACGGCTTATTGTCTGGATATTCAGCGTTAGGTGTAACCAATATTGCCTATGTAATGCGAGCCGATATTGATTTAGCCGCACTTACAGCCACATTAACTCGCCCAGATGGCGCACCTGCTAATGGTACCTACTGGTTTGATACTACAAATAGTGTCTGGGGAATCAATGAGTGGAATCAAACCACGTCAGCATTCACCAACATATCAGCTAGCATTATTACAGATACAACGTACTTAGAACCCTTAAGCACAGTACCGTTGCCTAGTTATGGTAGTATTGGTGACTATGCAGTTACAGCAACTACAACGTTCAACCCAACTTACTACAAACGCGGTGGCCCTACAACAGCACAAGCACCTGGTTGGATTCAAGACAGTGTCAGTGCCGGCGACCTGTATAATACCTGGGTATTGGTCGGCAGCGACGAATGGAAAACATCTTGGCCTACAGTACAAGGTACACTGGCACCTGTTAGCCTAACACCCGGGAACTCATTTGCTATTAATGATGTAACAATTACAGTGGACGTTGCGCCTAATAATACAGTTACACAAATTGTAACAGACATCAATGCTGCTCTTAATAACTTTGGTGTTTATGCCGCTAACATTGGTGGAAAATTATCATTATATGCTGATAGTTCTGCCACAAATGATGGCAGTACAGAAGGCGAAGGCGTTATTGCTATCAATAACATCAGTGGTACACCATTGGCAACGCTGGGTATCACAAGTAATCAATATGCGGCCCCTGCTTACTTTTTTGGTCCAAATTATTCAGCACCAAGATGGCGCACCACAGATACACAACCAGAACCAACAGGTAGTGTATTCCAACAAACTAATGCAGTTAATCAAGGTATGTTAGTTCAAATTAAACGCTATAACAGTACTCTAGGAACATACGTGTTACAAGGTTGCCCGGTATATGGTAGTCAATCAGGTGCACTTTATGGTATTGATCCGACTAATGGCGGCCAGTCCATTCCAGCCGGCACTACCTATGCTCGTATCAACCCTTATAACAATGATACAGCAGAATTATTAATTTTTGAACGTTTAGCCGCGGGCGCCACAGTTATTACAGGCTCCGTTGCTAATCCTACGTTTACAAGCGGCGCCAATTTTACATTGCAAGCAACAGAACCAGAAACAGCCACGTTAACAACTCTAGTAACAATTACCGTTGTTGGAACAACTGCCGCTGATTTTGTAGCGGCTGTTAGTGCTGCCGGAGTTCAAAATGTAAGTGCCACAGTTAATAGCGCCGGCCAGATTGTGCTTACACATGCCACCGGCGGCGACATATATCTAGTTGATGGCACATATGATCCACTACCTGCAGCCGGATTTACAACATCTGTTGTTGGCATACGTGATATCTATACAGCCGGTGTAGCCACAGGCTTGGCGCTCAGTAATTGGGTCACTTCACCTACATTTACCTACACAGCGGATGCTAATGCTCCCCAACTTGATCCAGTTGATGGAACTTATTGGTACTATAGCGATGCAACCACAGCTGATATTATGATCCAAAACAACGGTGAGTGGGTTGGTTATCAAAATGTAACCAATGATGTACGTGGTTACAATTTGAGTACAACTAATGCCACAGGTCCAATATTCAGTGCTACTGCACCGACTACACAAACCAACACAGCAGAAAGCCCATTGGTCTACGGTGACTTGTGGATTGATACAGCAGATTTAGAAAACTATCCTGTGATTAGTCGTTGGCAAAGCGTCAACGGTCAAGACCAGTGGGTCACGATTAGTAACGCAGATCAGACCACAATCAACGGTATCTTATTTGCTGATGCACGTTGGGCGCCTAACGGCACAACAGATCCAATTACAGCTCCGATTCCACCAATTGCCACAGGATCAACACCTTTGATCACTAGCGACTACTTGGATCTTGATGCTCCAAATCCTTTGTTATATCCAGAAGGAATCTTGTTATGGAACACACGTCGTAGCGGTTTCAATGTTAAATCATTCCAGGTTAACTACTTTAATAGCACAACATTCCCAGATGATGTATTACCTAGCCAAACAAATGCTTGGGTAACAGCCTCTGGTAATCGTATTGACGGTAGTCCAAATATGGGCCGTCATGCACAACGTGATTTGATTGTACAAGCCTTGAGAGTTGCAATTGATACCAGCTCACAGCTTCGTGAAAATCAAGCACAGTTTAACTTGATTGTTTGCCCACAGTATCCAGAGTTGGCACCTAACATGCGAGTACTCAACAACGATCGCAGTAACACGGCGTTTAGTGTAGTTGATACTCCATTGCGCTTGGACCCAGCAGATATTGTTGCCTGGGCCACTAACAACAACGGTTTAGGTTTAGTCACCGGCGACGGTAATTTGGCTCAAGGCGATGCTTACTCGGCAGCGTTTTACCCAAGTTGTACTACAACCGATCTAACAGGTAATGTTGTAGTTACAGCACCAAGTCACATGATGTTGCGTACAATTATTCGCAGTGACAGTGTAGCATATCCATGGTTTGCACCAGCCGGCCTACGCCGTGGTGTAGTAGATAATGCACTACAAATTGGGTATTTACAATCTGTAACAGGTGAATTCCAACCATTGGGCGTAAATCAAGGACTACGCGATGTATTATACTCCAATGATGTTAACCCGATTACATTCATACCTGGTACTGGTATTACTAACTTTGGTAACCATACCCTACAGGGTCTCGCTACAGCATTAGATCGTATTAACGTAGCACGGTTGGTAGCATTTATCCGTGGTCGTTTAGAGATCATTGGTAACCAGTACTTGTTTGAACCAAACGATACTATTACTCGTGCCTCAATTCAGTCACAGGTTATAGCACTCATGACCGATTTAGTCAACAAGCGTGGCCTTTATGATTACTTGGTTGTGTGCGATTTGACCAATAATACTCCAGCAACCATAGATGCTAATGAATTGTATGTGGACATTGCAATTGAACCAGTTAAGGCAGTAGAGTTTATCTACATACCAATGCGTATTCAAAACACCGGTGAGATTCAAGCACAAGGATTAGCATAATTGGACACCGGGCAAAACACTGAAAATTTTGCCCGGACCAACTACCATAAATAAACGTATATTAGGAGAATAAACAAATGGCAACAGCCTCACTTACCAAACTGACCGTACCGTTGGCCAGCGATCAAAGCAACCCAACACAGGGTTTGCTGATGCCAAAGCTCAAGTATCGCTTTCGCGTTACTTTTTTGAACTTGGGCGTAACACAACCTACAACAGAATTAACCAAACAGGTTGTGAGTTTTGCTCGTCCTAATGTAACATTTGACAATATCGATCTTCCAATTTACAACAGTACGATCCGCTTAGCCGGTAAACATTCCTGGCAAGACGTTACATGTGAATTACGCGACGATGCAGGCGGCAATGTAAGTCGTTTAGTTGGCGAACAATTACAGAAACAATTAGATTTCGTGGAACAAAGTTCTGCGGCGTCTGGTATTGATTACAAATTTACCACAGTATTTGAAGTTCTAGACGGCGGCAACGGTGTTAATACACCTGTAGCATTAGAGACATGGACCATTTATGGTTGCTATTTACAAGGTGTTAACTACGGCGACGCCAACTATAGTAGCAACGAAGCAATGACAGTATCAATGACAATTCGTTACGATAATGCCTTGCAAACTACCACCGGTGCCGATGTAGGTGTTGGTGCATCAATTCCGTTAACAGTTAATAACGTAGCCACAGGTTAATAACCTATGGCTTACTTTGGCCAGGAAGAACTCCAACCATTCCCCCCAGGGGAAGGACTAAGAGATTACACCCACGCTTCTAAGACTTTTAGAAGCAGTGGCTACAATCTTGCACCCCGCAATAAATTCCTATTTTATGTTTATTTTAATTTAAACACAAGCATACCTGCTGTGGCTAATTTAGTCTCCGGCGGTAAGTCAAGTACAATCGGTCTAATGGTTAAGAGTGCGCAATTACCCGGCTATACCATTGATGTAGACACAATGAATCAGTACAATCGTAAAAGACTGATTCAGAAAAAAATAAATTATAATCCTGCACAGATTGTTTTCAACGACGACAGTAGCGACCTTATACGCAATATGTGGTATCAGTACTATCAGTACTACTATACCGATCCAACTTACAAGTATGGTAACACACCTAATCAAAATGGTGTGCTGGGACAACTACAGGTACCCACAGTATTTGGTGGATTTAGTTATGGTGTTAATGACACATATTCAGCCAGCAGAGGCGCACAAAAATGGGGTCTTGCTGGACAAGGTTATAATAACCCTTCGCTTAATAGTTTAGCCACATCATTATTAACTGGTCCAGCCAGCGGTCAAGTTCCATTTTTCAACGATATTACCATTTCTGGTCTATCACAAAAAACCTATGCTCAGTATGTTATGATTAATCCGTTGATCACAGAGTGGACTCATGACACCTATGACTACAGTCAGGGCAATGGACTCATGTCACACACTATGAGCATCCGCTACGAGAACGTCAAATACTATTCAGGTGCAGTAGGCGGCGCACAACCTAGTGATCCAGTTACTGGATTTGCTGATCCGTCACACTACGATACTAATATCAGTCCTATTGCTGTGCCGGGTAGCAATAACACAGTAATGACTCAAGGTACTATACGAGGCAGCGCAAACGGCGACAAACAAGACTTACAAGCCTTGTCCACCGGACAAAACACTCTGCAGAATGTACTAGGTGCAGTTGGTCAAGGACTAGTTCCAATGGCAAGTACCTTCCTTGGCAGCGCCTTAGCAGGTACTGGCGCACTTACACAAGGCCTATTGTCTAACTTTGCTCCAGCACTAGCCGGCGGAACTCCTCAGGCCGCACAGCAAGCTCAAAATTCTGCAGGCGGCCAAATTTTTCCAATGCCTCCAGCTCAAGCAACCTTTAATTCAGACGGAACAGTAGATCAATCTAACCTGAGTGGCTG